TATTCCAAATAAACCCTGAAATGTACTCAACATCTCTTGCCTGAATAGATAACGTAATTTCCACGCTATCTTTTATGCCAGTTGAATCAACTGTTTGTGCTTTTAATGTTTGTGTAAAAGCTAAAATCACCGCTAAAATTGTTATTACTTTTTTCATTTTTAATTATTTATTTTTAATTATTTAATTTTTCCCATGTTGAACCATTATAACCCCACCATCCTACTGATGTAAAAGTTCCATCTGTATCTGTTACAAATAATAATAATCCCTGTGCTGGAGTTGATATTGCACTCGCCTGTGTAGCTGTCATACGTGGCGGCAGAAATCCTTTTGTTGTAGAGGTTATATCTAAAGCAGCCGAAATAACAGGTGATGTAGTGCCTATTCCTACATTATTATTCGTTCCATAAAGTGTCAACAAATAATTAGGCGTAATTGCGCTATTTGACGATAATCCAGCTTGTGCTGCAAACATCAACTTATCTGCCGAGCGTTCTATCCACCCATAAGAAGTTCCCACTCCACTTGTTGTTCTTAGGTCACCGTCTACACCAAAAGCTATTATTTGCCTTGATGTGCTGTGGTCTCTATAAACATAACTTGTTTGCCAATTATAGTATGGCTGAGAGCTTAGATTTCTAATTACAGCCATATAATAACCTGCACCCATACCATAAAAATAGCTACCATTATCACTTGTATGACTTGTAGAAGGAGAAAAACGCAATTCTCCGTCTCCACCATATATCTTTGCGTAGTTTCCAAAATATAATCTTCCTGAAGATGGTGCAATTCTTATATTACCTTTTGAGTAAACTGCGGAATTTAAGGTACCACTTGGGTCTCCTGATTCAAAATAACCCGCTATCGCAATATTGCTGCCTCCTGTCGCATTGTAACTATTAACAAACTTGGCAGCGTAATTAACTCCTGAAAAACTCGGAATATAGCCATTACTCAATGAAACATCTAAAACTGCTGAACCTGTTACAGGAGTGTGTGCAGTATTAAGAGCCGAACTAAGTTTAAGAGCCGAACCTGATACGTGAGTATTCCATTGCCATTCCTGTTGAAAATTACCGTTGTTAATAATATTCGTTGCAGTTGCTGCTGTAAGTCCGCTTAAAGAAGCAACGCCACCACCGCCGCCAATATATTCAGCGTATCTTGTTCCACCTTCGTACCAGCTAAGCGTATCAGATGCGTAGTCTAATCCTCTGGCTGCATAACCAAAAACGATTGTATCAGTTGATCCTTTTATGTATAATCTAATTGAATCACTTCTGTATGAAACACCTAAATTATCTTTAGCAATTGCAGTTAAAAACGTACTCTTACCGACCTTTGAAATATAGCCTGCTGTGTCAACTACCGTAACAAAAGTATCTTTAGTAGAGCCAACAGAAACAACTGAAAATCTTACTTTGCCTTTCGCTAATAAGGTGTCTTCAATTTGGAAACCTTTGCCTACTTTCTGATTTCTCGAACTTTGCCCGATAACGGCAGGGTTGCCTAAGTTTTGGCTGTATGATGATATACTGATCATCAACAATAAAACATAAATTAATTTTTTCATTTACTTAAGTATTTTTAGTTTATAATCTTGTGCGGTTGCAACGATAATACCATAAGCCGAATCGAACGTGTAACCGTTACCGACTTTAAGCAGTACGCCGCTTCCCGTGTTTGTGAATAGCTCGAAGTCAATGCCAGCAGTCTTCCCAATCAGCAAATCATTTTGATAAGTGTCGGTCGTGAAGTCCGAAGACGTTAGTAAAATGTTCTGCGCTGTTGGGTAGCAGGCATCTATAATCTCGAACAGTTTAGCCTGCAGATTTGCACCGTTAATGCCTTCAACGCCGTTGGTTTTAACGACTGCTGCTACGCTTGATTTCAATGCTGCCTTACTCATACAGTATGTGCTATGTTATAGTCGTTATTAAAATCTCTATTAAAATCGGCTAGGTTTTTACCTTCATACATGTATCCTTTGTCAGTATCACTCAGCTTCACTTGCGTATACCAAGAGCCGATCTGCACAGCCGTTTTTAACTCTGTCGTTTCGTGACATACCACTGAAAAGATGATTCGTCCTTGTGTGATGTTCTGTGCGTCGTTTTCGGCAGGCTTACCAAATCCGAAGCTGTCGCAGGAACTTCTTGAAATGGATGGCGGCTCGAAGTCCAATGTCTTGTAAACAGGGTTTTCGAGGATTGCACGGCATATGCCGATTAGCCGTTGGCAGTTGAACATTGACTGCTTATCGCCTTTGATGGAATTCGTTGAAGGTGAAGAAGTGTAAACGTCGATGTGGAACTGAACGGTGTTTCTTGAATCGCCTTGATTCTTGTTATCGTAGTTGCCGGATGCAAGTGAGACATTTACGGCAGGCAGTTCTGTTTTATCAAAAGGGTTTGTTCTTTCCAGGTAAACATCGGGTGCGAAGTCTTCGCCGTTAAGCACGAACTGATTTGCTAATTCAATGCCTAAAATCAACGCAATCCTGTCACGAATCAGTTCGTAATTAGATACAGGTATTATGTTGTTAATCTTAGCCATTTGTATAGTCTTCTAGTATGCAGGATATCAAGCCTATTGTTTCATCTGCAAACCATCTAAGCATTGCGTAATTTTTAACTATGCCTGTTGATTCTTTTACGTTTAGTCGCCAGTTCTTCATATCCACTTCGCCGCCTGCGTTTCTAATTGAGTAGCCTAAGTCCGTGACTGTCTTTTCAGAAAATGACACGTGTACTTGTTTAGACTCTACTGCGTTTCCTTCTGTGTCAACGCCAAGGTGTATTTTAGTGTGTATGCCTTTGATGTTGATAGTAGCACCTGCTGCGTTTATTAACGCCATCTCAACCGCCCAATCGTTTAGGTTGGTTGTTATGGTCTCGATGTCTGCTTTTGCCTGTGCTACTAAACTCATTTTGCTTTTAATAAAAAAGGCGAACCCTTTACAATTCGCCTTTTAGATATATGAATTGTTCTTTTTACTATTATGCAGCCACTCCTCTGAATGTGTAAATCTGATCTACCGCAACCGGAATTGGAACTGCTGCTGATTGTACGTCGAATACGTGAGACGCTAATCTTTGGTCAACGAAGTCGCCGAACACATATTCGCCTTGTACCGGCATTTGTCCAGGTTCACCCATCAATTGTGGAACTGCTGCGTGTGCAAACACGAAGTTTGGCATTGCAGGTAACATCACCACTAGTTTTGGATCGATGTACGCAGTTGATGTGCCTGTCGTCGCATCGTCGTAGAATTGCGGATATGACCAAAGTTGTACTTTGTAAGCACCTGCTGTGATTGTACCGTGGAAAGTCATGCCTAACGCATTTCTTACCGGCATAATTACAGAGTCCAACACCATGTTCATAGTGTTTTGGCGTGCTTGGAATTTAGTGTTATTCAATAAGTCAGACAACGCTGTTGAGCCAACAATTGCATTGAATGTGCCATCACCTGAACGACCTACCTGACGTAAGAATGTCGCACCAGCTTCAAACATTTTGAAAGGATCAATGTTGTTTGCGAAATACTGTCCTGCTCCTGCGTCAACGATAGAACCTGCTTTTCTTTTGAAGTCGATGTTCTCGCCATGTGTCATGGTTACGATACCTGTCTGCAACACTTGCGCGCACTGAATTTCTTTAGAACGCTCGATTTTGTCCTGCAACGTTCCTAAGCGGTCAGCTACTGAGTTCAAAAGCGAAGTGAACAAAGGCGCTTGTGCGCTACCTTGTGCGCCTAATACGCGGTCGTACAGGTCTAATTCTGTGGCGTCGAAGTATTCACGCCAAATCGGTGGCAAGAATGTTTTTGCAGAAGAACGAGAAAACGAGTTTCTGTTACCTTCGGTTCCACGAACGACGTCTACGGCGATTTTCTCACCCATACGCTCCACTTCAATCGAAACATATTTCGTCGGTGCGGTTACGGTTGGGAAGAAACTTCTTAGGAACGAAGTCGGTCGGATTCTCTCCTGATATACTGCTACTAGCTGGCTAGTAAATTCTGCTCTTAATTGCGATACTGATATTGCCATTGCTTATGATTGTTTAAGGTTTGTTTTTATTGGTTGTCGAAGTCCGTCATTTCGGTTGAACTTACTAATTTGATTCCTACGGTGTCCGCCTGAATGCGGTCAAAAATTGAACGGTCGCTGATAACAGTCGCTAATGTGTCACTGCCATCGAGTTCAATTTTTGTTTGAACGACATCACCTGCAACGCAGATAGATACTGACTTCGACACAGAAGAACTTGCCGGAATTGTTATGTCTTCTGCTAAAACACCAATTGGGAATTGGCTACCATCACTTGCACCGGATGCAAGCGGAATGACTTTCTGGCTAGAAGCGATTCTACCCATCAACGTGCCTGCAGGAATAACGATGTCGTCATACGTGGAGTTCGTTTTGTCATACGTGGAGTTTTCGTATCTGTTGTTGAATACGAATATCTTCGAGGTGTCAGTGTTTATCTGCGCCTGATTGCCTGTGTTGTTTACTACTGTCTGGCTCATGTTATTTTACTTTTTTTTGTGCTTCCACTTGTTTTCTGAAATCTTCCATCTCTTTTTCTTCCGCAGTCTGTGTTACTGCTGTTTTGTCTACTGCTGCGGCTGTAACGTCGGCAGGCGAATCAGCGGTTACCTTTTCCAATAACTTACCGCTAACTGCTTTCAAGTTCAGTTCTGCCATTTGTTTTTGTGTGAAAGGTTTTCCGCTTTCAATTGCTGCTTTTACAGCTACAGGATCGATGTCGTTGTACACCATACATGCTTCAACGCGGTCTCTCTCCTGCGCTACTCCTAATGCTAAGATTTCTGCATAAGCAGTAGGATTCTGTTGTCTGAACTCTTCAGCTGTCATATTCTTTGTGTTTGAATTTTTTACAATTGTTTCTGTTGTGGCATGTGCTGCAAGGCTGTTCATCTTGTCAGTAAAAGCAGAAATCTCTTTACCCATTTGAGGTGTGAGTTTTACTACTTTGTTTACAATTCCGAGGTCTTTAGCTTGTTTGCCGGATAAATATATTTCTAATCTTGTTTCAGGGTTGAATAAATCATCAATGCTGTAGCCTGTGATTTCTTTCCATTTGGCAGCATCAATCTTCGCTTTCATTTGTGCTTTCAAATCTCGGTTGATACCGTCTAAGAACGCTTGGTCTACACCGTCTTCGACGTACATATCAGCACGGTGAAACATGAAACGTGTTGTGTCTAAACACTCAGAACTTTTAACGTAGAAAGGAAGGAAAGCACCGCCTGACATTGCACAACCGTCAACTTTTAAGTGCACGTTACCGTGCTCTTTAACTTTGGTGTAAATGCCGTAGGCTGAAAACACGGAACCGCCCGGTGTGTTCTCTCTAAGAACGATATCAGAACCCATGTTTTCTTCAATAGAAGCTAACAAAGCTTCTGCTGTGAAATCGAAAATAGGTGAGTATAGATAAAGTTCTTTTGCCATTACGTAACAAAAAAACTATGAAAAAATCTATTGCTTAATTTTTATGTCCATTTTGAGACGTTTTTAGGACTAAGAAAAAAAAGTTATTAATTTTAATTTATGGCAGAGAAAGTAAAAAAACCACAAGCTTACCTGACGGATGCTAAAATAACCAACGTTCCAATCACAACATTCGAGACGTTAAACAACATCGCAAAGAATGAAGGCATGACGTTTTCAGGATTTATGAAATCACAGTTAAAGAAAATAATTGAAAGCTATCCGGCGAATATGCGGGCTGCTGAGTAGGTTGTTTTTGGTAACGTTTTGTGGCTTGGCGAAGTACCGCCTTGCAGAATGTTGAAATTTAGTACAAATGATGATAGAAGAACAAAAGCCCAACAAAAGCACTGAAACGGCTATTTTGCCAATGCAGTGTTATGTGCAGCCTTTTTGGAAGCACTCCGACATTGAAATTTACAATGAAAGCAATATTGACACAATGAAACGAATGGCTGATAATTCCATTGATTTAACCGTTACAAGCCCACCTTATGACGATTTAAGAAATTATAACGGATATTCTTTTGACTTTGAAAATGTGGCAAAAGAACTATTTAGAGTTACAAAACAAGGTGGAGTTGTTGTTTGGATAGTAAACGATAAAACAGATAAAGGAAGTGAAAGCCTTACTTCATTTAAACAAGCCTTGTTTTTCAAAGGGATAGGATTTAATGTTCACGATACAATGATTTATGCAAAATCAAACTACATACCATTAACACATAATAGGTACGAGCAGCAGTTTGAATATATGTTTGTTTTTAGTAAAGGCAAACCGAAAACATTTAACCATTTAATGAAAGAAAACAAACAAGTGGGACAAATCAAAGGCGGAACTTTTAGGCAAAGTAAAGATGAAAAAGGGGCAAGACATAAGGATATTGGAGTAGCAAAAGAAAGCATAAAGCCTAACATTTGGTTTTATAATGTAGGAATGGCTAATAGCACAAAGGATAAAATTGCTTTTAATCATTCAGCAATATTTCCTGAACAATTAGCAACCGACCACATTTTTAGCTGGAGTAATGAAGGTGATGTTATTTATGACCCTTTTGGCGGAAGTGGGACAACTTGCAAAATGGCTTATTTGTCAAACCGTAAAAGTATTATGTCAGAAATAAGTACCGAATATTGCGAACTGTCAAAGCAAAGATTGTCGGAACACTTGCCTAAAGGACTGTTCGCATAAGGTTGCACATAACGCTGAGTATTTACGCAGGGCTGGATTTACTTACCAATGTTGATTGATAGGTAAATGATGAACCGTGAACAGATGTTGAATAGTATTCCTTCTGCCAGCCTTGCGTAAATACTTTTGT